TTACCTGTTTCCATTGCAGCGTTCGGCTGGATAGGAGTTGGTGCTACACCAGACAGTAATTCTGCGGCGTATTGGTCTTGTTTTACAAACGGATGCACACCGTATATTGCCCCTGCTGCTGAGGCCGAGATTCTACGGTTGCCTTTCTCATCCATATATCTTTGGTTGAGCCAAGCTTGTGAGCCGTGTGGTTCTTTTGGTATTCGGTAACGCTGGTATCCCATAGCGTTTCCCCTTTCTTGTTGTTTAACTATTGGTCAGAGTACACGCAAGGTGTGTCATTGTCAACTGTTCAGCAAGATTATTTTACGCATCATTCCGACAGGTATATAAAACAGGTTTATGCCGTCACCTTCGTGGAAGGTTTGGAGCAGGGTGATGTGGTCTTTCTTCGCTCCGGCATCGCCTGTGGGTACTAGGAACCCTACTGATTGGACAAGTGTTTCGCCGTCATCATCTACGTCGTCAAGGGTTAGCCAACCTGGGTCGCCTCCACAAGCGTCAGCCCAGTAGACAAGAGCTACTGGGTATGGGGGTGGTTCAAGTTCAGTTGTCTGTTCGTTCGTCAAGGGGTTCTCCTTCTACGCGACAATCGTGGCACCATTTGCCTTGGCTGATAGGCCATACTTCTCCACAGTTAGGACAGGTATACAGGTTTTTGATTGCGACCATATCCTGATATTACTAGGCGGCTGTGGCTGTGTTGTGCTGTTCTAGTAGGGCATCTATCTTGCCTACAAGGTTTAACAGTTGTTCTTCTTCGATGCCTCGAACTACTACTTTTGAAAGGAAATTACGGATGAGAAGCAGGTCTGTGAGTGTCATAGGACTTGTCACATTATCATCGTGGAAGTGTTATATGTTCCTCTACAAGAGTTAAACGTGATTCAATTCTGTTGACCGAATCACGTAGGGATGAGCCACCGTTCGGTAGCATTTGTTGTTCTACGAATGTCATTGTTTTTTCTAGGCGTTGCGCCCATTTGAATATTGGAAGTATGAGACTTCGGTAGATGATTCCGAGCGCACCGATGGTTGCGCCAACCGTGATAATCCATTGGGCAACAGTCATTGACTTTTCCTGTTACTAATCTTGACAGCTTCAATCCACATAGACAACAAGATTGCTATACAACTAGCACCAATAAAACCAAACAAGGCAAGAGCAAACATCACTGCACGTTTCATTCAGGCTTAGGTAAGGCTCGCCAGGCAGCTTCGAACTTGGCGGCATCCTTGGCCATAGCAGGAGAAATTTCTATGTGCAACCAGGAAGGTGACCCTTGATACGAACCAGCATTATCATCCTTAGTAAAAATTTTTACCCCTGATTTCCCTGGACCACGACTACACCTGTATCCGGCACCATAGTCACCAAAGGCGTACCAGTGGATTTCTTCAATTTCTAGTTCCTCAGAATACTTCAGCAACCAATCCCACATTTCACGAGCAACTTTTTCGTCAGGGTACTGACAGTCTAAGGCCGCCCCAGTTGCGTGAACCGATAGGTACTTATCCATACCAGGGTCGCCAATTTTCTTACCAGCAGTCTTATCATTTTTCATCAGTCGAAGGGAGTAGATGCCAATGTTCTTGGTTTTCCATCTGCGCTTACACAAATCAGCAAGCTTTTCAGTACCAGGCTGTGCCTTCTTGCCATCAAAACTTGGGTAGTAACTGTATTTTCTTGGCATATTTTTTCCTGTTGATGACACCAATAGTCAAAGCAGATGGTAGAGTGCTGTTGCCTTTAGCAAGGTCGTTACCCCTTTCTCCCTTGCTAGAGGCACTGTCATATCTACTCGTCTACTCCAACTCCTAATGCGATAGCGATAATGTTGATAAGCAAAGCAGCAACGCTGATAAACATTGCTTTACTGAGGGCATCACCAGACAGCGTGATAAGGACTAGCCCTGTTCCGGCAGCCCATAAAAGCAATGACGTGATAGCACCAAAGTATTTTTGCATAGGGGTTACTTTATCATTTCCGTCTGGAGGCTACGGCTGCTACGGCTGTCATTCCTGCTATGGCAATCAAGGCTCGGCGTTGGGATACGGGGATGGTTGACCCGACAGGGATGTAGGTATCTACGGCTCCACCGAAGATGTTGATTTCTTCTTCAAAGGCTTCTCTGACTTCTTGGGGTGCTTCTTGTACTGCTTCTACCAGTGCTTCAATCTGGGCATCTGACAGGTCATCCACGTTCAATGCTTCGAACACTTGGGTTGCTTCTTCTGGGGTGATGGTGGCCAACACTTCAGGGCTGGTTGCCAACGCGACTGCTTCTTCTTGACTGATGACAGGAGGTATCTCTACAGGAATAGTTGTAGTTGTTGTAGGGTTTTCTGTTGTTGTAGTAACCGGAATAGTAGTGGAGGTAGACGATGTGGTGGTTGAAGTTGAAGTTGACGTGGTGGGTTGAACGACAGTTGTGGTGGTGGCAGTTGAAGTCGTGGTGGTCGGCTCAACAGTTGTGGAAGTTGTGCTTGTGGTTGTCGGGGCTATCGTTGTTGTGGTTGTTGTCGTTGTGGTGGATGTTGTCGTAGATGTGGATGTGGTGGTTGTTGTTGACGTTGTTGACGTGGATGTTGTGGTTGTCGATTCTTCTGTGGTAGTTGTCTGCATAGAGCCGACACCGTTGAAACCCAGTTCGTACTGTAAATTCCAGCCTCCACCTGTGCGCCACGCGTTAGGGTCGCCACAGCAGATACCAGCTCTTAGTCGGTAACGACCTGCCGGAACAGCTATAGAGATGTAGGACTGTAGGCCATACGAGTCATCGTTGGCTGCGAGTTGTACGCCTTGTTCGTTGTATAGCCACAGCATCGGGTCAGATGGGTAGCCTTCAACCATATAGGTTTGCGCTACGAATTGTGTTGGTTCTGAATAGTCAAACCAAATGTCTGTTGGTTCTGTGATGATTGGGTTCTGCGCTTGAACAGAACTTGACCATAGAAACAACGATATGAACGCCGTGACAACGGCGTATCTACTAGCCCTTCTTACCGAAGGCGGCTGCAACTTCTTCTTTCGTAAGAGTGCCGTCTTCTGACCAGGCACGAAGCAACGCTTCGGTTACTTTTCCTGCTGCCATAAAGCCTGCGATGGCTGCTGATTTCCAAAGTTCTACGCCGAAGATTGCGCCACCTGCTACGGCTGCTAATGCTGATGAGCCGAAGACTGCGATGATTCTTCCGATGAGGGTTTGAATTTTTATCATAAGTTTTCCTTAGTCGTGTTTGATGATGTAGTTTACTACAAGGTGTGGCTGGTAGTAGTCGGTGCCTGAGCCTGAGCCTGTTCCTGTGGTGCCTGAAACTGTGTGGGTGTGGGCGATGTCGTGAGGGGCAATGCTGATGCCTGTGGTTGCCGTGTTGACTACGTTTGGTTCATCAGTAGTGATTACAAAAGCACCTGGTTCTGCCAATCCAACTGTTGAACCACTAAAAGTGTCAGATGTGTCAACGGTGTGGCTATGCCCAGGGTCAGTAATGCTATGGCTCGGTGAAGCGTTTTGGTTCATAGCCCCAGAAGTAGCACTAAAAGTATGGCTATGGGAAGGAAGATTACCTTCAGCAATAGTGAGCGAACCACCAGTACCAAGCAAAGTCAACGTGGCATTGTCACCAATAGGGAAACGACCACGCATATCAGGAGTAGTAGCACCAACCAAAGCAGCCAAAGATGTATAGCCAGTAGTGCTAGTACCGTTACAAAGCAACCAACCAGTCGGGGCAGTAACACCAGCATAAGCAGTAATCGTTCCTACAGGAACAAGCGCGTTAGCTACAGCCGAAGCCAACTTAGCAAGGGTCACATTAGCGTCAGCAATTTCAGATGTTCCTACAGCACCAGCCAAAATCTTGGCTGCCGTAACAGCATCATCAGCAATACCGGCAGTAGCAACCTGACCCCATTTGAAACCATTAGTCGAAGAAGAATCAGCCTGCAAAACGTGAGTGTTCGTACCAACACCCAAACGGTTCACAGATGAACCATCAGTAGCAATCAAATCACCCTTAGTGGTCATAGCCGAAGCAATCAAGTTAGCCTCATCAGCCTCGTCAGCTGTGAACACAGGGTAAATAGCGGCACCAGCAGAATGAACAGCAACAGCCGTATCATCCTGCGCTCTCACCACAGTCAAAGTCAACGTAGAAATAGCCGTTACTTTTACCTTCTCCTCACGAGAAGTACCAGAGTCAACCACAGCGTAATAAGGGAAAGTGGTAGACCAGCCAGTAACCGTATCAACAGTAAAGGTTGTGTCACCTGATGAGGCAGTAGGGCTATTAGTCAACACAGCATTAGCTGCTGCGCCTTTATATCCTTTTCGTACTGGTAAAGCCATTAGATACTCCTAGTTTTCCGTAGAACGCATTGTAACAGTAGCCGTACCATCCCAAGACCAGGTGTTCCCTGTACTGTCAACAGGAACCCACTCGACATCCTCAACAATGACCGAATAAGAACGGGTACCTAGCTGCAAGGTAACAATTTTGGGGCTATGAATGAGACTGTTCAGGGTGTCAAGTTCCTGTTCAGGGTCCATATAGATGTCTCTGTCGCGTGGCCGAATCTTTTGGTGGAGCAAACAGGGGATGGAGAATACTTCTGACCGGAATGGTGCGGCGTAGGCTCTGGCCATCCACCGTGTCACAACAGGACTTACGTTGTTGGTAGGGGTTAGAACCAGTTTGAACCCTGCCTCAATAGTTTTGACATCTGAACCGTTGTATGTGTATTCAATGTCGTTTGTTGAACTGAATGTGCCGAGGGAGGCATAAGCAGATTGGTCGTTTTGTAGGAACGCTTCAACTGTTCCCTTTAGAGGTTCAGTACGGACATCCATTTTTGCTACGAACTTACGGTCAGGAATACCCCAACGGTAGATTCCGAACTCAATGTTTCCTGTGCTGACAAGAGCATCAACATCTTCAGCGATAACACCAACACCAGAGATAGCGAACAGTCGTTTACTGTCAAATGTTGTTACTGATTTGACTGCTGCCGTACTTGTATACATCAGGTCGGTAGCGAAAGCAGGGGTGTTAGGGGCGATATATACAGACAGGTCAAGACGGCCAAGACCACTTGATGTCCCGTCGTAGTTTGTCCAAGTGAACCAAACGTATTTGTCTTCAGCAATGAAATCGTTTACAGAACCAGACGTGGGAATCAATGCTCCGGCAAGCAGGTTGTTGTTGGCATCGGCTGTGCAGTATCGAACACCTTTGTTTGTGCCGACAAGGATGCCACCAAGATAGCCATACACACTGCTAACTACTTCACCTACTGGTAGTTCTAAGGCAACAATTGGCAAGTCAAAACCTGTTGCGTCTGTTTTCAAAACAAGTTTATATATGGAAGAACGCACTCCACTGTATGCCCCGACGTAAACTGCGCCTTGTCCTGCTGCTGCTCCAACCCACGTAAGGGTTGCGTCGTGAGCCGTACCTGTATCTGGATAAAACACTTTATGAGATTGCCCTGTTACCGTACCGATTACATACAGGTCGTGACCTACAGATGCGAAACCCCATCCTTTTGCATAGCCGAAACCTGTGTATGTTTTACCTGAAGAACCAGACGAAGGATAAAACAAAGCAACAGATGCCGACCCTGGAGTGGTGTAATAAATATCGTTACTTGTGTAGCCAACAAAAACATTTGTTCCGTTAGTTTCCAACGCTGTAATAGCCGTACCTGGCGAACCTGTAGTTACAGAAGTCCAAGTGGGGGAAGTAGCAAACGGGTTCGTACTGTATTTCAACGTGGCGTTATCTGCTACATATACATACTCTGTGCCGTTAGATGCTTTGACGGTACACATAAACAAGTTAGTTGAAGCTGAAGATAAAGACAATTTAGTTGCGTGATGCAAACTGAACTGTCCTTTGACCCAAGGGTTTATACCTTTAGATTTATAGAACCTATAATCTTGTGTTTCAGCTGTGTCAGAATATTGTTGTCCAGCACCATAATGCCAAGAGTCTTGACCTCTACGCCAAAGCCCACCTGGGTTGATTGCTGCTTCACCAGGGGAAGTTGAATCGTCAGTGGAATCTCGAACGCGTGGTTCGTGCGACCTAACATACTTGCCTGATTTGGTGTCAATCAGGTATGGGCGGCCATTGATAGCGACAGGGTAAACGGAAGGGACAACTTCTGTTTGGGCTGTGCCGTTATAGAACGAGGGTGTTCCAACGAAGGAAAGTGTGAACGTGGGAGAAGCCACGGTTTATACCTTCTGTAGAAAAATTGGGTATTGCCGAGTAAGTTTGGATGCTTCAGCAGTGATACGGTCACGACGCATACGCAACATACTTACGATGCTGTTTGATACTGCACCGGCAGATACTTCATCTGCTCTGCGTGTGTCGCCTTGTGATTCTGTGAAGTTTCGTTTGATTTCTCGTGGTGCGATAAGACGAATTTGCGCCCCAACAACAAGGATGTCTTCTGCTGATTCTGGGTATCCACCGTTCATCTGCACATTTTCTGATTCTGTTGTGAACTTGGTGAATGGCGCACGGTATGTAACACGCAGGTCGCCTTGTCTTACACCCTGGTCAAACTGTAATGCCATACCTGAACCGAAGTCTTTTGTTGGCATATTGCGTAACAGTTTTACACGGTTCACTTGTTGGTAGTCGCTAGATATGTAACGGTTGCGTACTTCAATCAGGTCGATAACGTCGCTAATGCTTGGCAGGTTGATTTGCCGGTCTGAACCGTTGTAGCTTAGGTCTAGGATTTTGACTTGGAATAGGCCGTTCATTGGGGAACTAAGGTCTGCTAGTTCGTCGTTGATTGCTTCTAGGATTTGCGCTCTTGGGAATCGTGGGTTGACCGTGACGATTGAACCGTTGGTATGCGCGGCGGCGACGGTTCCGTTGAACGCTCGTTCTACTGTGGCAACTTTTGTTGATTCAAGAACTGACCAGACATACATTTGTTCTGCATCTATTTCAATGATGGAACCTTGACGTATGCCTGCGATTTCGTAGGTCAGGGTGATGCTGGTGGTGGTTGTGTTGACGGCTGAGGCTATTTTGTTGCGTTCTTCAACCACGCCAGATAGGAGTTGGCGTTGGGTTCGGTTGATGATTTGAGCAACAGTGGCCATTTAGTTCTTTTTGCCTTTAGCAGACATATGACTCCTCGTGTCGTGAGACATACACATCATAGCCTATAGTGTGTGAGGTTGGCTTGAAGCCTTGCGTCTGTGGGGTTTAGTTCCAACGCTACAGACCCGTGAAACCAGGCTGTGTCCGAATCACCCAGATGATGACAGGCTATAGCCATCAAATCGTGTGGCAACCAACCCCAAGCTTCAGCCTCACACAGATAGTCCAACGGTTTTTCTGTGATACGCAAAGCCATTTCACAGTTGTATCGGCAACTAAGCCAATCTGCTTTTTCGTAGTGGTGTTGCGCTAGTGCTACCCACGATTCTCGTCTGCGTGGGTCTTCCCCGATGGCACGGTACAGGTGGTAGTGGGCATCGTCTGGTCGCATCTTGGCTATGAATCGATGTGAGGCGGCGCGTTCCGGTAGCCACGTTGATAGTTCTAAATGACGTGAGAAATGGTATTGGGCTTCTGGGTATCTGTTGTTGAAGAAATATTCACGGGCTAAATAGAATTGGTTTCGGTCATCACGTGGGTCTTCTTTGACTGCTAGTTGTAGCAGGGGTAGGTATTGGGAGCGTGATTTGGTGGGGTCCGGATGATGGTGGATTTCTAGTCCTTGCGCCCATTGTTGGATTTCTGTGGTTTGTGGTTTCAGAACTTCGTGTACTGGATGTTTCCACTGGTATTTATGACGGCGATGGATTTTGTCGCCACCATAAGTAAGCCCTTCAGAGCCGTCTGGGTTCCACGACCAAACATATTTGTAGCGTGGCCGTGTCGTTCCAGGTTCAAGGTTTTCTAGGGCTTGTCTCCAACCTGGTTGGAGTATCTCATCCATATCTAAGGCAATACAGAAATCTATGTCGTCTGGGAGTAGGGATAGTGCGTGGTTTCGGGCGTGGTCAAATCGCCAGGGCGTAAAGGTTTGTTGATGTACGTCTATTCCTGCGCCGTAGGCGAGTGCGTAGGTGTCGTCGGTTGAGCCTGTGTCAAGGATGAGCAGGTGGTCTGCTTCTTTGGCTGACTCGGCCCATCGTTGAACAAATTGTTCCTCGTTGAGTGCAATGGTGTATACGGCTATTTTCATATCCCCTCCTAAAAGTTACAAACTTTGCAGTATTTCCTGTTTGATTGTAAAGAGTTCTGTGCGTGACTTCAAGTAAAACGCCATATCTTTATTGCTTGGGTCGTTCAATAAGGATGCGCTTAGATTCAAATTTTCTACATCTCGTAATAATTTTTGTTGCTCGGCTTGTTTGACAGCCGTGATGTTTGCGGCATCAGGGTGTATAGCAATAAGGGAAGATAGGCAAGAATGAGCCACGTTCTTTTTGATAAACACTTCTGTGGCTGGCAACAATGGTTGGACATTTTCTGGTCGAACACGCGCCGTAGGGTTGCCTTTTAGGTATTCAAAGATTTGCATATCAGGCTGG